ATTAATACGTCAATTAAAGATTCTGAGTCTATGGAGATTTATAAAGAGAATCTGCTGAGTTACACCAATCTATTGCAGCAGGGGAAGTTTAAGCTATCGAGTTATATCTGTGCTGTCAGGTATGTTGGTTTCAAGGTTATGGGATCAACTAACAAGGATGCTTATATAAAGACGTTCCCTGATAAGTATCAACGATTCTTGAAGGAAGGAATTACTGAGAAGGATATCAGCAGTTATATTTCAGCTTATAACAAGAGTAAGTTAGTAACCCTTATTTATGCTCAGGCACAGATACCTACGCATATCCTGAATGCCCCCATATTTCAGAAGGCTATCAATGTCCAGGCAGACCTGATGATGAACGCCCGGTCAGAGATGGTGAGGTTCAGTGCAGCGAATAGTTTGATGACCCATCTGAAGCCGCCTGAGACTGCTAAGATAGAATTGGATATCAATGTTACCGAGGATAAGAGTATCCAGGCATTGAGGGCTACTACCTTTGAATTGGTACGCCAGCAGAGGCTGATGATTGAGAATGGTGTTGCCAGTGTGGGGAGTATTGCTGCCAGTAAGTTGATTGCCGGTGGGTGTGTTGATGGGGATATCATTGATGTTTGATGCCGATGATGAGCCAGTAAAGAAGACTGTTGTAGAGTGGTTGAATGATGTGGACTACTCCAATGATAGCGGCTACATCCCCAGTGATTTCTCCTTGGAGTTTGTTAACTTTATTAAGCTGGTTTCAGGAGATAAGCCAGAGGAACATGCCACTCCGGTAGTCCATTACAGGATGTTGGATCAGGTGCCTGGGAGTAAACAGAATATCGTTAATATGTGTGCTCGTGGCTTAAGTAAGACGACTGTAATGGCTCAGTATTTGATCCTGTACATTGCAGTGTATGGTGAGATCCCTGGGTATGGGAATGTGGATTATGCCTTGTACGTATCAGATGCCATTGAGAATGGTGTGAAGAAGATGCGTCTGAGGCTGGAGAGGTTATGTGAGAATAGTGAGTTCCTGAAGAGGTATCTAGCAGTAGCCAAGTTTACCGATGTGAGATGGTATTTTAAGAACGTAGAAGGGGATGAGCTGGTTGTCACAGGGCATGGCGCGCAATCGGGTGTACGTGGAACAGTCGAGCTAGGAACACGCCCACAACTAGCTCTACTGGACGATTTACTGAGTGACTCAGATGCCAAGAGTCCTACGGTTATTTCCAGTATTGAGGAGACTGTTTACAAGGCCATTGACTTTGCATTGCATCCTTCTAAGAGGAAGATCATTTGGAGTGGGACACCATTCAATGCCAAAGATCCTTTGTATAAGGCAGTGGAGTCAGGGGCTTGGTGTGTGAATGTTTATCCCATTTGTAATGAATACCCCTGTACTGAAGAGAACTATCATGGGGCATGGCCTGATCGGTTTCCTTATGCCTATGTGAAGGCCAAGTATGACAAGCTGTTGAAACTAGGGAAGGTGGATGCATTTAACCAGGAGCTGATGCTGAGGATTATGTCTGATGAAGATCGGTTGATATTGGATAGTGATATCTGTTGGTATTCTAGGGATTCAGTTTTACGTAACAGATCGGCATTCAATTTTTATATTACCACTGACTTTGCCACCAGTGAGAAGAAGGCCAGTGATTTCTCAGTAATATCGGTATGGGCCTTGAATAATAAGGGCTACTGGTTCTGGGTGGATGGGGTGTGTGAGAAGCAGTTGATGAATGCTAATATTGATGCGCTTTTTCGTTTGGCTCAGAAATATAATCCCCAGTCCGTGGGTATTGAAGTGAGTGGTCAGCAGGGGGGATTTATTCCTTGGATTCAGAGTCAGATGATGGATAGGAATATCTGGTTCAATCTTGCTTCTGAGGGGAATACAGGTAAACCAGGGATTCGGCCCAATACCAATAAGATGGTGAGGTTTAATATTGTTGTTCCTTGGTTCAAGGCTAATCATATGTTCTTCCCCCAAGAGATGAAGAATGATCCAATAATGCAGGAGATGTATAACGAATTGAGTCTTGTAGCTCCAGGGGGATTCAAGTCTAAATTTGATGATTTTATTGATACTATTTCTATGCTTGGCAGTCTCACCGTATGGCGACCCAGTGAAATAACAGAGGTAAATAAGAAGGATAATGACATTTGGGAGTTAGACGAGGATAAAGAAATTAATGACCGCTTACACTCCTACATTGTGTAAAGGTTTATTTTCATTTAAACTAGGCATGATTTAAAGATGACTTAGGGATAAGTAGGAATAACTGATACAACGGAGTGCTTATGATTACCTTGCAGGAATTGTTTGATACCTTGGCTTATGGGGAATTATCTAATATTGCGGTGGGGAATTCTCCCTTAAACACGATTAATGAGGGTGATTACCCTAAAATAGTCTCTCATATTAACCTTGGATTAGTGGAATTATACAAGAGATTCCACCTCAGACAGGGGGAAATAAAGGTTCATCAGTACCCTGGAGTAAGCACCTACTACTTGAGATCCTCTCATAGTGGTGAAGCAGATAGCATGGATGAGGATATCTACCTGGAGGTGGGGGAATATACCCCATTTATGGATGATGTGTTGAAGGTGGTACAGGTATTTGACGCTTATGGTGGCGAGATTCCACTGAATGACACCACCAAGAGTAATTCAGTATTCACCCCGTCCTTTGATGTGCTCACCATGGTACCCTGTGACCCCGTAGAGGTGTATTCAGTGGTATACAGGGCCAGGTACCCTAAGATTGTACTGAGTCCCCTGTTCAACCCTGCAACCGTTGAATTGCATATCCCTGATTTCATTGTGGAGCCACTGTTATTCTATGTGGCTTCAAGAGTGTTTAAAGGGATGATAACAGTGGATGGGGAAGTGAATCCTAATACCAGTAATACATACCAGTTTGAGCTGTCCTGTAAGAAGATAGAGATGTTCAGTCTACCCTCGGATGTGAATGACACGAGGGATCGGTTTACTGCTAATGGGTGGGTGTGATTATGGTACCTGGAAAGTATAATATTAATATATTTAGGGGTAGTACTTGGTCAATTCATTTGGGTGCATCCGATGGGATAACCGGAGTGGATTTTGCTGCTACTTATGCAATAATTAGAATACAGGTTAGGCCCGCCTGGACGGTTAAACCAAGTGATGCAACAGGCACCCCATTATTTGAGTTATCTTTGGCAAATGGGAGGATCGTTACTGATGCTACCGGGATGACTTTAACCATCTCTGCCAATGATACTGCAAAGCTGTCATTTAACAGTGGTGTGTATGAGCTGGAGATGACCACTGATGATCCTGTGCCGGTAGTAGATAAGCTCCTGTATGGGACGGTAACGGTGACAGGGGAGATCACCCTATGAGTGATGCGGAGGTATTCGTTACCGTAGAGGAATCCCCTGTTACTGTAGAGATTACTGATAATACCCCTACCGTCACGGTGACTGATGTAGCCACCACTGAGGTAACGGTTATTGATGCCAGTACCTACGTGACAGTGACGGCTGATGCTACCCCTAATGTAACAGTATTTATGGGGAGTGGCGGGGGTATTGGTACTACTTGGCTCGAACCAACACCAGCAGATGTTGCCAGGGTATTACACGTACTGGAAGGGGCAATTACTGAGGATCAGTTGTCTCAGGCCATGCATGTGGAGTGGCTTTATAATCGAGCACAGTTGATCCAAGGGGTAGGCAATTATAGCCTGCTCTTTACTAACCTTGGTATTGAACGCACTCGTATAGACCTGTTACAGCCTGTTGTAGCGGGCTTGGTGCATGACGTAGAGTTATTGGATTATGCTGTGAATACCCAGTTGAATGCCCTGTATCAAGCCAATCAGGATCATTCAGAGACACTGTTCGATCACGAGGAAAGACTTGAAAGTCAGACCAGTAGGATTATTCAGGCAGAAGATAAGATTACTCTTCATGTAGGGCAGATCAAATCCCTGGATGATGGACTAACAGAAACAAACGCAAATATCGGTATTGTGGCTGATGCCATTAATCTTACGGTTAGCCAGAACGCCATAGATGCAGATAATCGTATGTCTGCTTCTGAGAATTCTATCCTGCTCAATACTAAGGCCATTGCTTTACGTGTTACAGCCCATGAGGAAACATACAAAAGGGTAAGTGATACCATTGCTGAGATAGCTGTTGAGAGAAGTAGAATCACAGCTAATGTTGGGAGTGTCACTACCTTACAGGGGGAGATGATTACTGCTAATAGCAATATCACTCAAACCG